CGTGTCGGTTGAGTTTTCTGGGGTGGCCCACAAAGTAATCTGCGGGGCACTCTGTCTGTTGTAATAAAACTGACTAGGCTTACCCTGAGTTGTTTTGTTAGGTATACCCAAATACTCACCACGAGACATTCGTGTAAGTTCTTGGTCTACTCCGCTACGACGTAAAGACACTTCAAGAATATCTGTGTGATTAGCGTCAAGAGTATAAGTAGCGGTGCCCTGTGTTAAAGCTTGAGTTGCCTGTTTTACTGTCCACAAGTTGAGGCCACGATTAGCCCAGTCAGCAAACATCAGGTTCATAGAACGACGTGCTGTCTTGGCATCATA